GAATCTGATTCGTGTTCAATTTTTTGATTCTGTTGCTCGTTTAACCAAGTTGTAACTGTGGTAATTGTTTTTGTGATGTAAAGTGTGTTCATTGTTGTTTTGTTTTTAGTGTTAGTTTATAAATGGGGGTTGTTAGCCCCCCTTGTTTTGTTATTTAGCTTTTTTTATTTTTTTTGCTATTTGCTTTCCAAAATTTCTTAATTCTTCATATTTCCAACCTGCCTCTGCTAATTCTTTTTTTTCAGTTTCAAGTTTAAACATACTTTCAAATTCTGCGCTGTTTAAAATGTCATTTAAGTTTTTCATTTTGTGTGTTTTTAGTTGTTGTTATTATTTGATGGGACAAATGTAGTTATATTATTTATACCTACAAATTTATTTCACGTTTATATTATTATTTTAACAAAATTTAACACAATGTTTCCAAATCTGATAATGATGCGGCTTCCATTTTCCGACCCGATCCGTTAACAGATTCTTGATAGACATTGGTGTGCAGTCGAATTTCTCTGCTATTTGAGAGAATGATCCTTTGTGAAAGCCAGGTCGGTTTAGTTCTTTTAATCGTTCAAATTGGGTTAAGAGTTGTGATGTTGTTGGTTTTTTCATACTTCTGACATTATTAATAACTGATTTGTATTCGTTTTCCTTGCCACCTTATAAGCAGCGTGTAGTTTGGCCCTTATCTTATCCCTATAAAGTTGCGCATCTATCCACACGCGAAATTCTTGTGTCCATTCCTGTTCAACTATTTTCGGTTTGTATTTCAATAGCTCCACAACTGTTGCTAATATCTGCACAACTTCAAACTTCTTAACATGATATAACATTGCAATTTCAACTTGCGTTAATCCTGCATTATGTTTCAGCCACATTTCCCAATGTTGTGGGTCAATTACATCGGGTTTAATGACATTTACGTAAGCATCACTAATGTAGCGTGCTATTTTTCTGTTGCGTGTCTTAATTGATTCCTTTGGCATGTCTAATATTATATTGCATTAATACCAGTGCAGAGTGAATGGCCTCTGCATTGCCACCTTTTTGGGTTAATACTGCGCCACCTTTTGGTGTGTACGCATTCGGATTGCTTCGGTAACCGAATAGTAAGCGTTGGATAAGTTGTTTCATTTTGTTAGGTAGTTTTAGATTAGTAATATTCAATTCCGTTTATTTCGCATAATTCAAACCAAAGTTTTTTTCCAACATTGCGAATAGATAAAAATTCTTCTTTTTTTATATCGCAAAGCCTTTTATTAGGAAAGTTATAATTAAGAATATTAATAAGGCGAACACTCGTATTTTTCCTTAATTCCCAATATTCAATTGTGTCAAGTTCTTTTATTGTCTTTGTGCTTGCAGTTTTTTGTAGAGCATTAAATGTTTTTTGATTAATTTGTTCTGTGTATTTTTTTACAATCATAATTGCATTTAAATATTCACTCTCTTTGATTTCGTTCATTGTTTTGTTTTTAATTGTTAGTATTAATTATTTCAGACCGCAAACCTACAACAATATTTTAAATAAAAAAATATTTGCACGTAATTATTTTTTTATATCTTTGCCGAAAATAAAATAACTAATAATATGGAAACTACATTAACTTTGCATTGGGAATATGAAGAAAGCGACCGCGAAAACGGTATAAGAGGCGGATGGGTGCTTACTGACATCACGAACGGTAAGATACCGGTACACTTAAGCCCGAAATTAGAGCAATTATTAAACGAGGAATTAGATCCTGAAAACTTATAAACTATGAAAACAAAAGCATCCTTAATATTATGGGCAGTAGCAGCCCTATTCTTGTCCTTTTGGGCGGTTAAATTCGCTATGACTGGAGTATTCTTTGGCAATTCCGAGTTACTTACCTTTACCCTATCATTTTGCGCCTCAATAACAAGTGCAATTTGTGGTGCAGGGTTTATGCAACAATGGCTTAAGAAATGAAACTGCTATACAAACCGACAAAGTTAACCTGCGACATCATTGTTCCAGACCTTGAAAAATCTCACGGAGTTCAAAAGGTTATCGGCTTCTCACGAGGTTGGCATCACTACAATTCAATCCGTTTAGGCATACGCAAAGAAGACACCTACATTGTGCTTTATTTCTATGCTTACATTAATGGCAAAAGAGTCATCCAGCGTTTAGGAAGATTCGAGATAGGCGAACAAGTATCGGTTGTATTGCAATGGGGTTACTATATCGAATGCAAAGCTAACGATAAATATGCTTTTAGGGTTGCTCCAAAGCGTTCTTTTCCTATTGGTTACCAACTTTATCCTTATGCAGAGAAAGATGGTGTGAGGGGTGTTGAGGTGCCGATTGAGATAAAGATAAGTAACTTATGCGTGTCTTAATCATTTTATTAATTATGCTGCTATTCAATAGCTGCCATACCGCAGAATATAAACAATTTAAAAGAACAACGAGATGTCCAAAGTAAATCACCCATTACACTACGGAGGCGAAAACAACCCAATGGAAGTTATAAAAATAATTGAACATTATGGGCTTGGTTTTGCTTTAGGTAACGTAATAAAATATACATTACGATGCGATAAAAAAGAAAACAAATTGCAAGATTTAGAAAAGGCTGCATGGTATTTACAACATGAAATAAATAAATTAAAAAACGTATGAAATCAAATAGTTGTGCGTGTTATGGCTCTAATGACCTACACCAATGCTATTGCAATTTAAATCAAATTAATATGAAATCAGCAATAATAACCCGAATACCTCAAGACAAACAAACGCTGGGCAAGTGGATAAGTTACGAAAATGGCAATGTAATATTTGCGTGTGACACTATTGAACTACCTTACAAAAACAATGCGCCTCAAATCAGTTGCATACCAAAAGGAGTTTATGATGTTCTTTATAGGCAATCTGCTAAATACCCAAGACACTACCATATTTTAGATGTTCCAAATCGTGACTTTATTTTAGTGCATCAGGCGAACTTTGTAGGCAGTCCAAATCCAAAGACACGCAAACCAGATTTGCTCGGTTGTATTGGTGTTGGAAATGGCTATGGTGACATTAACGGAGATGGTATAGTTGAACTATTGAGGTCAACACCGACATTAAAACGATTGTTGGAGGTTATGGGTAAAGAATCCTTTAAACTTACAATAGTATGACACGAGGCACACGCTACACGAATGGCAAAGAGGTTATAACCTTTGTTAAGATTGACTTTATCGCAATCGGTGGTCGAAAGATTGACCACGTATATTTTCGCAGGAAAGATAAAAACGATTTGATAATGCCTTTGGTGGAATGGAATTTAAAAGGTAAATTTGAGTGGTTAATAACGAATTGATATGGAAGAACAAATTGAAAATATATTGATAAAAGTTGATGAAGGCAGGATGCCTGTTCAACAAGCATTAAATGAGCTATTACGTTTATTTAATGCCAATGGTTTGCTTTGCGATGAGTGTGGGGATGGCTCTGGGTGGTATGGAACTATGAATTGTTCTAAATGTAATCCTGAAGCAAATTGACCGATAATTAACGAACTAAAACTATGAAACTAAAACAAAAGTACAACGCACCCGACAACAAGCAATTGAAAAAGATTGCAGATTACTTAATCTACGTTCTGCTACCATTCATTCAAACAAGTTTAGCACTTGCAGAAACGCAAGGTCTTATCACTATTAAACAAGCATTTTGGGGTGGTTTGGCTGCTACATTTCTGCTGATTAACACTAAATTCTTAACTAAATTTACAACAGAAAAACCTATTAGAACTGCGGTTATTGATGGTGATGGGTGCTAAAAATAAATAATATGAAAAAAGAATTTGCAGTAAGAACACTTAAACGAATTAAAGAAATTCATGAAACATACGATAAGCTAAAGGCTTTGGGTGTAGATTTATTTGATTATGAAAACGGTATTAATTTGCTTGAAGAAAGCATTTCTATAATGTTTACCGAAAATGAAAATGACTTTGAAAAGGTTCTTAATGATGTGCAATGGTGGCTTTATGATAACGTAGATAAAATAATAACGCTTAAAGATAACACTAAAGTTGATGTCAATACACCAGAAGCGTTTATTGATTGGCTTAATAAATGGTATAAACAATAACAATATGAAACCACACCACCAAATTATAACCTTTGCAGTCCTATGTTTACTGCTAATTATTGGCTTAAACAAATGCGCCAAAGACAACCCAAAGCCTATCCCATTTGACTACAAATTAGAAGCCGAACTAATGAAAAAACAATTTGGCAATGAACAGGCAATTCTACTTAATCAACTTGAGAATGTCAACCGGAGATTGCAGGTTGCGAACAATGCAAAAGATAGCATTAGACAACGTGAAATATCTTTAACCAACACTAACATAGCTTTGATGAAGAAACTGCGCCAAACTCTTCCAAAAGAGTGCGATACTGTGTTTGTTCTATGCGATGAAATAATTAATGTAAAGGACAGTAGTTATGCAGCATTATTTAC